TTTGCCGAGGCCCTCTCTTATTATCCTTCAGTCATAGGTATGTTTGAAACAGAAGGGTTCCGTGACATTCCAAGCACTGAAGGCACGGTTATCCTGGGCGAAGAAGTTGGCGGCATTATGGCTGCAGGTGTAACGCAGAACATTAAGGTGCTGCGAGACGCTGCGCTCCAGGGAATCGTATCTGCACCGGTTGATGTAGATAACCTGGTGCGACGCATGCCCCTTCTGATGAGAAGCCCAGAAGGCTGGATGGCCAGTTTTGGCACGCAGATGCTCAAGGCTATCACTGGCACGACAACCTATGTTATCAAGACTAGCCCTGGTGGCGCAATTCAGGAGATAAGAGTCAAGCAGCTCAACCCTATTCCTACTGACTCTGATGGCAGGGTATGGGTAAACTGGGTTGTTCCACATGGAACATCTTTATCTGAGATGGATGTTGCAGGTAAGATGGTGGTTGTGGGCACAACGGCTAAAGGTATACTTCCGCAGGTAGCCACCCCCGCGGGGCTTTTATACCCTCACCAGGTACAAGCAGCATTAGCTGAAACTATTCTTCATGCCAGCAACAAGCGCATGCCCATGATTCCGCAGCAAGCATTGTTCTATGAGGCGTTAAACTTTATCTTTGGGGTCCTGTTGGTTTTTATAGCCCTTAATTACTTTGGTGTATACCTGGGCCTTTTAGCATCACTGTTATCTATGGTTGCAATGGGGGTGCTTGGGGTGCAATTAGTGCAGCGAGGTTTTTTAATAGATGTTACCTGGACCATTATCTCTCAGTTTATTGTTGCAGCTGTTACCTTTTATTTAAGCTACAGGGATCAGTACAAGCTCAGGCAGCAGATTAAAAAGCAATTTGAACATTACCTAGACCCTCGGCAAGTAAAACGGTTACAAGACGATCCAAGCCTATTAAAGCTCGGCGGGGAAAAGCGGTACTGTACGTTCTTGTTTACAGATGTAAGAGGCTTCACGGCGCTATCAGAGAGCGTCACTCCTGAAGAAGTCACCTACATTATGAACAGGGCTCTTACGGCGCAACAATCCGCAGTAGAAAAATACGACGGCCTCACTGACAAGTACATCGGAGACGCCATGATGTCAATTTTTGGAGCGCCACTGGACTTAGAAAACCATGAGGATGCAGCAATAGCGACCGCCAAACAGATACAGGTAAACATGATAGAGCTCAACATTGAGTTTGCTGAAAAAGGTCTGCCCCCCATAAAAATTGGGATAGGCATAAACAGTGGGTATGCGATTGTGGGCAATATGGGTTCGGAGCAACGCTTTGACTATACGGCCATAGGAGATGCGGTTAATGTAGCGGCCAGGCTAGAATCTGGGACTAAGGCGGCGGGTGTTGATATACTAATAGGAAACAATACTGCACAAATGTGCAATAGTGCGTTACAATTATTACCACCCATTAAAGCAAAAGGCAAAGCTGAGAAGCTAATTGTGTATACTTTGATTAACGAGGACTAAAAATGATTACCATTAATGACGTAACCTACGAAGAAGCAGATTTAACCCCAGAAGCAATCGCTAATGTTGCTCGTGTTAACGAGTTAAGACAAGAGCTTAACTCACATCAAATGCGTGTCTCAGAACTTAATGTTTTAATTTCTGCTTACGCTAACGCAATCAAAGCAAGCGTTGAAGTGGTTGAAGAGGAGGCTGTTGAAGCATAATGGCTACAGTAAAAGAGTGCATTGTACGGTTAGAGTCGCATGAGAAGGAATGTCTTGTGCGGTATACGAATATTGAAAAGCGCCTGGACGAAGGAAGCGCAAAGTTTAGGCGCCTAGAAAATATGATGTGGAGTTTGTTTCCTTTTATATTAATCTCAATAGCCACGGCTAAGTGGCTCTAGGAGTAACTATGCTATCAGCACTGATAGGCCCAGTAACCGGACTTTTGGATAAATTCATTGAGGACAAAGATCAGAAGAATGCTTTAGCGCATGAAATTGCTACGATGTCCGAGAAACATGCTATGGAAGTGGCTAAAGGCCAGTTAGCTGTTAACGCAGTTGAAGCGGCCCATAAGTCCTTGTTTGTGGCCGGATGGAGACCATTTGTTGGGTGGATCTCTGGAATCGGCTTACTCTACAATGTGTTGATTGCACAGGTTTTAGGAATCTGGTTTAAAGTGCCAGAAGTTGATCCATCTTTGTTGACTCCCATATTGATGGGCATGCTCGGCATGGGAGCCATGCGCTCCTACGAAAAGACAAAAAATGTTGCGAGAGAAAAATGACTGATTTTAAAAACGATAACTTTAAATACTTCAAGCTCTCAGATTTTGATTGCCAAGAAACTGGCGAAAATGGTATGTCTTTTGATTTTATTCACGCTCTTGACCAGTTAAGGGCGGCCTGTGCCTTTCCCTTTATTATTACAAGCGGCTACAGAAGTAAAAACCACAGCATAGAGAAAGCAAAAAAAATTGCAGGAACCCATGCATACGGCATTGCCGCTGACATTAAAGTCTCTGGAGGCGCGCAGCGTTTGGCGATTGTTAAACATGCGTCCGCTATGGGGATGTCTGTAGGTGTAGCCAAGTCCTTTGTGCATGTAGATGTTCGCAAAACCCCAGCTATGTGCTGGTGTTACTAGAATTTTATGGCTGGCTTGGACCTAAAAGACTTTGACATACTGTCTGAGCAAGAACAGACGGAGGCAATGGCTCTCATTAGCCGTTATGATCGGCTAGAAAAACAAGAAGAGTGCCAGGGTGACTTCATTTCTTTTGTAAAGCATATGTGGCCTGAATGTATCCTGGGCAGGCACCACCGTATTATTGGTGAAAAATTTAACAGGATTGCCCAGGGTAAACTCAAGCGTTTAATCGTTTGTTTGCCACCTAGGCATTCTAAGTCTGAATTTGCCTCTACCTTCTTACCGGCCTGGATGATGGGTTTGCGTGGGGATCTCAAGATAATCCAAACAACGCACACCGCGGAGTTAGCTGTACGGTTTGGTCGTAAGGTCAGAAACATTATTGACAGTGAGGATTATCAACACGTTTTTCCTGAGCTGAAGCTGCAATCTGACAACAAAAGCGCCGGTCGATGGACCACTAACCAGGAAGGTGAATCTTTCTATGCTGGTGTTGGTGGCGCTATCACAGGTCGTGGTGCCGATCTTCTAATTATTGATGACCCTCATTCTGAGCAAGATGCACTGTCGCCAACGTCGATGGACGCAGCCTATGAATGGTATACCTCTGGTCCTCGGCAGCGTCTGCAGCCAGGCGGGATCATTGTTATTGTAATGACTAGGTGGAGCACTAAAGACCTGGTTGGCAAGGTGTTAAAGCGCCAGGGCGACGAGCATGCCGATCAGTGGGAGGTTGTAGAATTTCCTGCAATCATGCCTGAGTCTGATGAGCCCCTATGGCCAGAGTTTTGGAAGAAGGAGGAGCTGCTAAGTGTTAAGGCTTCACTGCCTATTTCCAAGTGGAATGCACAGTGGATGCAGCAACCTACCGCGCAGAGTGGCGCCATAGTAAAAAGAGAGTGGTGGCAGTTATGGGAAGATGAGCGCGTGCCATCCTACAGCTACATTATTCAATCCTATGATACTGCCTTTTCTGCAAAGGAAACGGCTGACTATTCTGCCATCACAACCTGGGCGGTTTTTGAGCCGGAGGCGGAGGGTCCAGAAGCTATTATGTTGCTGGATGCTAAGCGTGTTCGTTTAGACTTTCCAGAACTGAAGAAATTGGCGTATGATGAGTATAAATATTGGGAGCCTGATTGCGTATTGATTGAAGCAAAGGCAAGCGGCACCCCTTTGACGCAGGAATTGCGTAGGATGGGGATACCCGTGGTGGCATATACACCGAGTCGAGGTCAGGATAAGATAGCTAGAATGAATTCTGTAGCCCCTATATTTGAATCTGGAATGGTGTGGGCCCCAGAGGAAGCCTTTGCAGACGAGGTTATTGACGAGATGGCAGCTTTCCCTTTTGGTGAGCATGACGATTTTTGTGATAGTGCTACAATGGCATTAATGCGGTTTAGGCAAGGTGGCTTCCTGAGCCTAGAATCTGATTATAAAGACGAGGCCCAATTCTTAAATAGAGGCAGGGTGGTATATTACTAATGGCTATTGAAAAAAGAAATTTAGGGACTGAGGACGACGCAGATATTATTACGTTGGGTTCTAGCATGGAAGTCATGCAAGAGCCGTCACGCCAGGACATGATACGCGATGCTGCCGAGATCTTGGTGACAGAAAAAGACATCTTAGTCGATGACGAAATTGGTGAAATTGACGAGGCGCTGCAGGTTGATTTTAACGCCAACCTAGTAGACTTCCTTGATAAATCAGACCTCAACCTCCTTGCTGGAGATGTTCTTCAGTCTATTGATGCAGATAAAGAGTCACGCAGTGATTGGGAAAAAACATACACAGATGGATTGAAGTACCTTGGCATGAAGTTTGATGACGCTAGGTCCACTCCCTTCCAGGGCAGCTCTGGTGTCATTCACCCTATTCTTGCAGAGGCTGTTACTCAATTCCAGGCGCAGGCTTATAAAGAGTTGTTGCCAGCTAAAGGCCCAGTTAAAACAGAGATAATGGGTGCTAGGACACCGGAAGTTGAAGCCCAGGCTGAGCGCGTTCAGGAGTTTATGAACTTCTACATTATGAACGTCATGCAGGAGTATGATCCAGAGCTGGATATGCTGTTGTTCTACTTGCCCCTGGCAGGATCTGCGTTTAAGAAAGTTTATTACGACACGGTTAAGAAGCGTGCATTGTCAAAATTTATCATGCCGCAGGACCTAATAGTTCCTTATGAGGCTTCGGATCTTAGCTCGGCAGAGCGTGTTACTCACGTTTTAAATATGTCTAAGAATGAAATCAGGAAGCAGCAGCTCTCTGGTTTTTACGCTGATATAGAGCTCAAAGGCGGAGGTCAACACTTTAGTCGATCTGAGATTGAAGAACAAATTGATGAGATTGAAGGCCAGTCGCCAAGTTACCAGGAAGATCGAGACCATGTAGTCTATGAGACGCATTGCGTCCTGGACATACCAGGTTTTGAGGACGTTGGAGAAGACGGCGAAGAGACCGGCTTAAAATTACCTTATATTGTTACGATTGATTCCGGCAGCCAGCGGGTGCTATCTATCAGGCGTAACTACCTAGAGAATGATCCCTCTAAAGATAAGATCAACTTCTTTGTGCAGTACAAGTTTTTACCTGGCCTTGGATTCTATGGGTTAGGCTTGAGCCACATGATTGGCGGCATATCTAAAGCGGCTACTTCTATTCTTCGGCAGCTCATTGATGCCGGCACCTTGGCTAACCTGCCAGCTGGCTTTAAAGCACGCGGAATGCGGATACGAGATGAAGATGAACCGCTACAGCCAGGTGAGTTTAGAGACATTGACACGACTGGCGCGTCATTAAAGGATAATTTAATACCGCTACCCATTAAAGAGCCCAGCAACGTATTGCAGGGAATGCTTTCAATGTTGGTTGATTCAGGCAAGCGATTTGCCAGTATTGGTGACATGAACATAGGTGATGCTAACCAGGCTATGCCTGTAGGCACGACCGTTGCTCTCTTAGAGCGTGGCACTAAGGTGATGTCTGCGATTCATAAGCGCCTGCATTACTCGCAGCGCCTAGAGTTTAACCTTCTAGCACAGGTATTTGCAGAGTATCTTCCGCCCAGCTATCCATACCAAACTGGCAGCGGGCCCCAGGAAATTAAGGGTGAAGACTTTGATGGCCGTGTAGATATCATTCCGGTTAGTGATCCCAATATCTTTAGCCAGAGCCAGAGAATTACGTTGGCGCAAGAGCTCCTGCAAATGGTGCAGAGCAACCCAGAGATTCATGGCCCCCAGGGCATGTATGAGGCGTACCGAAGAATGTATGCAGCCCTAGGCGTAGATAACGTAGATTCTTTATTAACGCCCCCACCACCACCACCGCCACCACCGCCACCTGTTGATTCTGGCATGGAAAACGCTGGATTTATGATGGGTCAACCGGCTAACGCATTCCAGCCTCAGAATCACCAGGCTCACATTGACACGCACAGATCGTTATTTATGACTGAGGTGGTTAAAACCAACCCTCAGCTGCAGGGCGGCATATTGTCTCACATTATGCAGCACTTGCAGTTTATGGCTAATGAGGCGTCGCAAGAACAGATACCGGAAGAAGTCCAGCAGCAGATACAGGAAATGCAGCAGCAAGGACAGTCAGGCGAGATGCCTCCAGAGCAAATGGCGGCAATGCAGGCAGATATTCAAATGATGCAGGAAGGTTATAGTGCTCCGATAATGGCGCAGCTTACTCAGGACCTATTGGCGTCGATTGATACTGGGTCAGAAGAAGATCCATTGGTTGCCATTAGGCAGCAAGAGCTACAGCTGAGAGATAAAGAGATAGACCAGGATGCTGAGCAGTTTGAGAAGAAGCAAGACTCTAGGCAGAATGAGAGCCTGCAGGATGTTGCTATAGCTCAGCAGAGAATCAATACGACTAAAGAGGTCGCTGACGATAAGTTGGGCATAGCTGATCGCCGTTTGGATCAACAAGCCAATCTAAAGCTGGCCGAAATGAGAGCCAAATTTGGAGGTATAAGATGACTACAAGTTATATTTTACAATCCCAGCAGGAGCTGCGTGATCTGAAAAAAATGGAGCGTGATGCTGAGTCTTTAATACAGGCGCAAGCGGTTGCAAGCGCTGAAGCTAAAGCTGAAGCAAGCAAAGCCTGGAATGCGTCAAAGACTGATCGAGTTAATGGTACTGTTCCAGCACCTGTAGAGTTAGAGCGTGCTAGGACTGATGCAGGCCATTTTGTGGCAGATGATCCAGCAACTCCTGATGTAAATGAAGCGTATGTTCCTAAGAAGAAGGCTGCACCTAAGAAGAAAGCTGCAGCAAAACCTAAAGCCAAAGCTAGGAGTAAGAAGTAATGCCATTAGATAAAGGTAAGAAATCGGTAGGTAAGAATATTAAAAAACTCCGGTCTGAGGGTAAGCCTCAAGCTCAAGCTGTTGCTATTGCGATGAAGACCGCTAAGGGTATGAAGATGGGCGGAGAAGTTAAGCGCATGAAGACCAGGGGCACTGGTGCTGCTACTAAAGGCTTGTACTATTACGAGAAAGTCTGATGGATGAGTTGAATCTGGCTAGTCGCATAAAAAGGACTATAGCTGATCGTCGCATGCAGATTCAAGAAGTGCTGATGAATGGTATGCTCAAAGATATAGATCATTATAAAAGTTTGCAAGGTCAACTAGAAGTGTTAAACTTAGTAGAAATGACCATAAAAGACTATTATAAGGAGAACAAGTTTGAGTAAGAAGAAATCCAGTATTGACAGTGCTTATGTAGAAGGTGATGAGCGAACCTTAGATCCGCGATTGATAGAGCTAAGCCTGGTTGAAAGGATGCCCACGCCTACCGGTTGGCGCATGCTTGTTTTACCTTATGCCGGCCAAGGCCAGAGCAAGGGCGGTATTGCCTTGACGAAGGAAACTTTGGATCGTGAAGCCTTAGCGACAGTTGTTGCTTATGTAGTCAAAGTGGGCCCTCTATGTTATGGCGACAAGGCAAAGTACGGCGATACGCCGTGGTGTGTCGAAAAAGACTGGGTTCTTATTGGTCGATATTCTGGTGCCAGGTTCAAATTAGAAGATGGTGCTGAAGTCCGCATTATCAATGACGATGAAGTCATTGGTACTATCCTTGACCCTGACGACATAGTGAGCTTCCGATGATTGAGAATAACCAAGCTGAAGAATTAGAAACAAACGACGAAATTCAGATAGAAATTGTTGATGATCCACCTGAAGGCCAGGAGGTAAAATCTAGCTCTGAAGATGAGCTTGAGAATTACACCAAGTCTGTCAGCAAAAGAATCAACAAGCTCAATGCTAAGAACAAGCAGGCAGAAGATCGTGCAATACAGCTAGAAAACATTGCTGTCGCTAAAGAGCAAGAACTGCAGCAGTATCGAGCTTACACCGCCCAGCAGGATAATGTGGTTCTTAGTAAAGAGTCTGAGGCGCTTCAAGCAAAAGAAGCTCAGATAGATGATGTTTATAAGAAAGCCGTCCAAAGTGGCGATGCTGATCTTATGTCTAAAGCAACTACTCTAAAGAATGATATCTCTATACAGAAAGAGCGTCATCGTGTTCAACTTGCTAGAGCTCAAAATCAAGCTCAATCGCAAGTACAGGCGCAGGACCAAGGGCAGTATCAGACTTATAATGAGCAGCAAGGCCAGCAACAACAGAAATCTGTTGAGCCCACGAGCGAAGCCTTAACCTGGCACGAGCGCAACCAGTGGTATGGCGACGGCGAAAACCCAGAGAACTTGCAGGCAACCCAGTTTGCTTACTTTACTCACTTTAATTTAATCAACGAAGGTTTTGAGCCCGACAGTGATGAATATTACGGTGCATTGGACACTCGCGTCGGAAAAGTATATCCTAATCTGGTTACTGCTGAATCTAGCGGTAATAACGCTGTACAAAATGGAAGCAGGCCCGCCGTGCAAAGAGTCTCTTCCTCCGCTTCCCCTAGCGGACGGCAACAAACACGAGGCAACAGGAGCGGTGTTACTTTTAGTAATTCTGAAGTTGAACGGCTTAAAGGCTTAAAGCCTCATAACATGAACATGGAAACATGGTTACGTCATGTAGCGAAAGAGAAGCAAAAGATCTCAGCAAGGGAGCAAAAGTAAGATGACAGAATCTAAAGCAAACCGTAACTCGCGTGAAAGTGGAGCGCACGATAATCAGACTCGACGCAAACCTTGGCGACCTGTAAGAAAGCTGGAAACACCTGAGCCACCTCCTGGTTATACCTACCGGTGGATTAGGGAATCTATGTTGGGAGCGGAAGACAGAAGTAATGTCTCTCGCCGCATTAGAGAAGGATGGGAACTCGTAAGAGGCACCGATCTTCCTCCAGAGTGGGCTGAAAGCCTACCGACAATGGATAACGGCAGACATGCAGGCGTCATATACAACGAGGGGCTTCTCCTCGCAAAAATGCCTAATGAAACAATTAACGAGCGGCGCGATTATTACGATGGTAAGACTCAAGCAGCTAAAGACGCCCTAGACAATAATATGTTTGGGGATGCTCAAAAAGATAATCGTTATGTTAAGTATGATGCGAAACGGGATGCTCAAGTAACTTTCGGACGTAGATGAGGAATTCAAAATGGCGAATAAAGACGCTGCATTTGGAATGAAGCCAGTCAGAATGATTGGTGGCGCACCTTACTCAGGCGGTCAGAGTCGATATCGTATTGCAAATAATTATGATACTGCAATTTTTCAAGGCGATATGGTCACTCAGGTCACTGGTGGGGGCATAGCAATACACGCAGACGCAGGCACTGTGCCTATAGTTGGTGTGTTTAACGGTTGTCAATACACAGACCCCACCTCTGGTGATCAAGTGTATAGCAACTATTACCCTGCAAGCACTGCTGCTGCGGACATCATCGCTTTTGTTATAGATGATCCTATGGTTGTGTTTGAAATTCAAGCCGCGATAGCTTTCCCAGTCGCTGACTTGTTTGGAAACTTTGATATTGTTTATACAACAGCTGGATCTACCTTGACCGGTATCTCTGGTGCTGAATTGCAAGTAACGGATGGTGGCACTGCGCTTACCTTGCCCGTAAAAGCAATCGACATATCTCAGGACCCGTCAAACTCGGACGTTGCCGCTGCACACACTAATGTGCTTGTCGTCATCGAAAACCATGTATTCGGCATTAAAGGCGCCGGATTAGCATAAGGAGAGTAACTAATGGCTATTTCAAGAGCACAACTAGCTAAAGAGCTTGAGCCTGGCTTAAACAGTCTCTTCGGTATGTCTTACGACAGCTACGAAAAAGAGTATGAAGAAATCTTCGCTATTGAAGATTCTCAACGTGCCTTTGAAGAAGAGGTACTGATTACCGGTTTCGGTGCAGCACCAACTAAGACAGAAGGCCAAAGTGTTGTTTTTGACAACGCTTCTGAGTCTTATTCAGCACGTTATACCCACGACACGATTGCACTAGCATTCGCTCTTACTGACGAAGCCGTAGAAGATAACCTCTATGACTCACTTGGTAAGCGTTATGTTAAGGCCCTCGCTCGCTCTATGGCTAACACCAAAGAGGTCAAAGGTTCTGACGTACTTAACAACGCATTCAGCAGCAGCTTTACTGGAGGAGACGGTGTATCTATGATTAACACTGCTCACCCATTAGCTGGCGGCGGAACTGCGGCTAACCGCGCAACTACTATGGCGGACCTGAACGAGACATCTTTGGAAGATGCGTTGATTGATATCAGCACATTTACCGATGATAAGGGATTAACCATCTCTGTCCAGGCCACTAAGTTGGTTGTACCACCTCAGTTAGTGTTTGTTGCTGACCGTATCCTGAACTCGCAACTACGTTCAGGTACTGCTGACAACGACGTTAACGCTATCAAGAACACAGGCGTATTGCCTGGTGGTTACACGGTCAATCATTATCTGACTGACCCTGACGCCTTCTTCTTGCTAACCTCTGTCACTGACAGCGGCGAAGGCTTGAAGATGTTCCAGCGTACTGCGATGGAAACTAATATGGAGCCTGACTTCAGCACAGGAAACATTCGATATAAGGCGCGTGAGCGTTATTCGTTTGGTTTCTCTGACTGGCGCGGCATTTACGGGTCGCAAGGCGCGTAATAACCATGTTGTGTAGAAAGGGGCCTTTTGGCCCCTTTTTTTATGCTTTGCTTTTTTTTACAATTACTTTAAACTGATATTACCGTGAAAACTTTATTTCACACCGACAGGCACGGCTGACGCTTACGGAGACGGTGTGAATACAATCTCTCGTAAGGAGAAATGAAATGGGCAATACAACTTATAGCGGACCAGTGCGTTCGCAGAATGGTTTTGAAGACATCACAGTAGCCGCCAGCACCGGCACAGTCACTACGAATTCTACCTACGGCACTAATGCTGTTGTTGGTGGAACCATCACAGGCCGGAAACCGGTCAACACTGACTGGAATGCTGTAAGCGCGTTGGATTCTACCTTAACCGCCGCTCAATCAGGCACCCTGTTCTTGATCGATGGAACAGCAGACAATGTTATTAATCTTCCGGCACTATCTACTGCTAACGTAGGGGTTCATTATGAATTCCAACTAACCGTAGCCGTTGGCGCTGGCACTACCACTACTTTTGTACTACCTGGCTCTGCCGTATCAGCTTTCCAAGCAATGGTTTCATTGGTTTCAGGAGCCGCAGCTAACGCAGTCAGTGATGTAG